GTTGCTACCCCTCTTTTTTTGTACTATAATGTTTAAGTGTATCTAAATTGTAGATGGAAAGAGAGAAGCTAAAGATACTCTTGGGTAAATTGAGGGGACTATTAGAAGAGATTGAGTCTGAAGTTTATTCTGATGTTGATTCATATACAGAAGGATTTTCCTCTCTCCCAGTAGAGGGGGACTATGATGAAATTTACAACGATGATGATGGGTACTGCGACTAATTGGTATCATAGATACCTTAACCTTCCCTTTACTATAGGTCCTCTTGACATGTTCAAAGAGGAGGGGAACCAGATTAAGCACTTTTATATCAACGACTACCCATTTTATCCAGTAGAAGAATGGTTCAATGATCTTGGACTTATCCTGGCATTGAAGGAAGTTTTTTACACTCCACCACATTCAAAGATTCCTATTCATACAGATCATGGTGGATATACCCATCATGCAAAGATCAATATCACTTGGGGTCCTGAGGAAGGCGTGATACAATGGTGGAAGTCTGATAAGACTTTTAGAAAAAAGATGCTTGGTTATGGCAATGCAACTTCGGAATTCCATGACAATCTATGGGCAAATGAAGAGGATTGCGACTTCTTATACGAGGCAAACACAAACAAACCAAGTCTAGTAAACATCGGTATGCTTCATGGGACTAACAATCCTACAGATCGCGGACGATGGACTCTCTGTCTTGTCCCACAGAATCAAAGAGGACAATTTATTCACTGGAATACTGCACTAGAAATTTTTAATGATTATTTGGAGGTCTAAATGAGCGCAAAACTTATCAGTGTTACCCCTGATGCGGAGAAGCAGATTGCATACTGTGCCCGTGTTTCAAACCCAAAGAACCAGGACAACGATAGTTTTGCTGGACTCCTGAAGTATTGCATTAAGCATCGTCACTGGAGCATCTTTGAGCACGCATTCATGACGGTTGAACTAAATACATCACTTGCAGTGGCAACTCAAGTGCTGAGGCACCGTAGCTTCACATATCAACAGTTTTCACAACGCTATGCTGACAGCAAGGAACTTCAACTAGAAATTCCTATTCCAGATCTTCGTCGTCAGGATACAAAGAATCGTCAAAACTCTATTGATGATATCAATCCACGCGATAAAGCATACATGGAGGCGATGATTGCAGAGCACTTCAATCAAAGTCTTGAAGTTTATAATGCATTACTTGACAAAGGTGTTGCAAAGGAGTGTGCTCGTTTTGTGCTTCCACAAAACACGCAAACAAGACTCTACATGAGCGGCAATGTTCGCTCATGGGCTCATTATCTGGATCTGCGTACTGCAAACGGCACACAGAAGGAACACATGGAACTCGCTGAAGACATTCGTGCCATCTTCATTGAGCAGTTTCCGATCATCTCAGAAGCATTGGAGTGGAAGTAATGGCAACATATCCTGTTAGACATAAAGAGACTGGTGAAACCAAAGACGTGAAGATGAGCATTCACGATTGGGATCAGTGGAAGATTGATAATCCAGATTGGGAGCGTTACTTTACTCCTGAGAATTCTCCTGGTCTGGGAGTTGAAATTAGTGACTGGCAGTCCAGACTAATCAAGCAAAAACCAGAATGGAATGAGGTTCTTGGTAAAGCACAAAAAGCACCTGGATCTACAGTCAAGAAACTTTAATTATGTTTATTCTTGGAATTAATATATCACATCATGCATCTATTGCTCTGATGCATGATGGTGAGGTGGTATATTACCTGGAAGATGATAGGTACAGCGGTAGAAAAGAGGAGGAGTGGGTGTATGGTGATGATAAAAAATGTTTAGGTGACATTAAAAACTACACCACTCACATAGACCATGTGATATTTGCTTCTTGGGGCAAGTCAGGTGACTGTGATTATCCTGATGCAGATTTGATTGATGATATTATTCTTGATCTAGAAAGATATGGTTTAACCTTCAATCAAATACATTACAATTGGGAACATCATCTTTACCATGCTTGCAGCGCATTTTATTGTTCTGGATTTGACGAAGCTGCTGCTTTGATTCTTGATGGTGGAGGAGTCTCATTCCTTGATCGCAAAGAGGGAGAGTCTATGTACTACTTCACTCAAGGTAAGTATGATGTTCTTAAAAAAGTTTATTATGCATGGGATGCTCTTGAACGAGAGTATACAAACTATAAAATAAATGAAACTGATGTAATGTCATCTACAGTTAGTTGTGGATGGATTTTTAATAGTTTGCAAGGAGTTCTTAATTTGGAACCAGGTAAAGCTATGGGACTATCTTCTTATGGTAACTCCGATAGATTTCCTGGTAGTTGGTTTAAATATAACGAAGAGACCGACACTTGGATTACAGACAATCAAAAAATATTAAATACTTATAGGACATGTGTCGGAAACTCAAACTACACTCCCTATGACGACGAACCACCAGGAATTGACTTTGAAGTTGCCTCTGATTTAGCTAAAAAAGCTCAAGAAGAGACAAGAGAACACACCATTCGATTAATTAATCAATTGCTTCATAAAACAGAGACTAAAAATATTGTATTATCAGGCGGTTACTTTTTGAACTGCGTGAATAACTATGAGTATTTGAATGAGTTTCCAGATGTAAATTTTTACATTGATCCTGTGTGCCATGATGGCGGCATCTCAGTTGGTGCTGCTAAATTTTTGTGGCATCATGTTCTAAATAACAATCAACCCTCTACCAAATAGAAATCTATGGCAAGAAAGAGAAGGACTGAACTGCAACCAATTGGTGTTGGTATGACTGCTAAGCAGATGAAGAGGAGAAAACCAATCAATACTGAGTTCTTACTTGATATTGAACCTCTTACAGATAATCAATCAGTTTTATTTGATTCTTTTAGTGCTGATAAAAACTTGGTTGCTTATGGCGCTGCTGGTACAGGAAAAACATTTATTACATTTTACAATGCTCTGCGTGATGTTCTAGATGAGAATACACCATACGAAAAGATTTATATTGTCCGCTCTTTAGTTGCTACCAGAGAAATTGGATTCCTTCCTGGAACTCATGAAGACAAGGCAGACATCTACCAGATTCCATATAAGAACATGGTCAAATACATGTTCCAGATGGCAACTGATGCTGACTTTGAGATGCTGTATGGTAACTTGAAGACTCAGGGTACGGTAAGTTTTTGGTCCACCTCATTCCTTCGTGGAACTACTCTAGATAAAGCAATCATTATCGTTGATGAATTCCAAAACTTGAACTTTCACGAACTTGATAGTATAATTACAAGGGCGGGTGAGAATACAAAGATTTGTTTCTGTGGTGATGCATCTCAATCTGATTTGCAAAAAACCAATGAGAGAAATGGAATTGTAGACTTTATGAAGATCCTTAGGGTCATGCCCTCGTTTGATGTTATTGAGTTTGGACTTGATGACATTGTTCGTTCTGGTCTCTGTAAAGAATACCTTATTGCAAAACACGAATTGGGTTATTGATGTTTAATCATGTTGAAACTGATCTTCCACAATTAAGTCGAGAGACTATTGATGGAGTCCGTTATTATTCTGTTCCAGATGATGGAGATCTTCTAAAGTTGGTCTCCATCACATCTATTACTAGTCATAAGAATCGACAGATTTTTATTGACTGGAGGAAGAAGGTCGGTGATGCAAAAGCAGATAAAATTACTAAACAGTCCACTAGTCGTGGCACTGACATGCATACTCTTACTGAGTGTTATTTAAAAAATATAGATCTTCCAAAGGTTCAACCTTTATCTGACTATCTTTTTAAGATTGCTAAACCAGAACTTAATAAGATTAATAATATTCACGCACTAGAAAAGTCTCTATATAGTAAGGTGCTAGGAATTGCTGGCACTGTAGACTGTATTGCTGAATTCGATGGCGAGTTAGCAATTATTGATTTTAAGACTTCAAAGAAACCAAAACCAGTAGAGTGGATTGAGCATTACTTTGTTCAGTGCATGGCGTATGGGTGTATGCTCTATGAACTTACTGGTATTAGTGTAAAAAAACTTGTCATTATTATGGCATGTGAAAACGGAGAGTGCGTTGTTTATGAAGAAACTGACAAAACAAAATACATCAAGTTACTACAAGAGTACATTAGAGAGTTTGTTAACTACAAGCTGGAGACTTATGCCCAGTAAAATCGAAGATGAATTTGAGAAGGCACTAGAGAAAAAGTTTTTTTGTCCTGCTAAGTTCGCTCAAGAGATTGAGTTTTTAGTTAGAGATAATAGAGACATGAATTACATTGATGCTATCATTTATTTTTGTGAGTGTAATAGTATTGACTTAGAGTCGGTCCCTAAACTAATATCTAAACCTTTGAAGGAGAAGATCAAGTATGATGCGATGGAGTTGAACTTCCTTAAGCGAACCTCTAGAGCGAAATTGATCTTTTAATTCAGAAAAAGTCGGAAAATTTATCGCGGGGAAAATTTCGTGAAAACCCTTTTTGTTAAAATGACTCCCTTTGACGTATATAAAACTTATCTGGGGTTGAAGCAACACTTCACTAAAGATAAATACGACTACCACAAATACTGTGGGAAGACTCGTGCTTCCCTCCAATCCTTTTATAAAAGGAAGGATAGGTATTGGTTTGAGAAAATGAGTCGGCAAAAAAATGACAAAGAGGTTGTTGACTTTTTTGTATCAAACTTCATTAGTTCTGGTGAGAGCACTTGGATCGGTCAAATGATTCGTGAAGGAGAATCCGCATATACTGGATGGCAAAAGAGAGTTCAGAGTCTAAGTTATCTCTTTAGAGAAGAAGTTGAGAATATGCTCGTAAACACAGATTTGGATTCTCTGTTTGAGGTCAAATCTGGTCAACATCCTAGATTATTGAAATTGCATCTTCAGGGGCATATTTCAATAGAAACCTTAATTATACTAGATCGTATTTTGTCATTTAGACGTAATTTTGATAAAAAACTGGAAGATCCCGTGTGGGAGACAATATCAAAAACGATGAGGAAGTACGATCCATTTCTAAATATTGATATATTCAAATTTCGTAAAATTTTAAAGGACTGCGTTTTATGACGTTTTTTGATTCAGAGGTCGTAAGGGCAGAAATTGTCCATATCAACGAATTGCAAGAAAAATTATATAGTAAGATGTTTAGCTTTTATAGCATGAACAAGCAAGATAAACTTGATCATGTAGAATTGCTCAAAACTCTTATTGACAAGCAAAAAGTATTGTATGCTAGACTCTCTTTATCTGATGATCCAGAGGCGATCAAGATGAAACAGCATATTACAAAGTCTGCTGCTATGCTTGGCATGTCTGAAGATGTTGATATGAACGTGATATTCAGTAATATGGAAAAATTAATCGATCACATGAAAGAACAGGTTGAGAAGACTGGAAATATCGATTGACAACTACGGGCACTTGCACTAATATAGGTCCGTACTCGCCGCAAGTGCCCTAGGGTACACAAAAGCCGAATACAAACAAATACGAGGTAATCCGAATGTCTTTTGCTAATCTCAAAAAACAGTCTTCTCTTGGTTCTTTGACTTCCAAACTTGTCAAAGAAGTTGAGAAGATGAATAGCAACTCTAGTGGCGGTGATGATCGTCTCTGGAAACCTGAAATGGATAAGACGGGTAATGGTTATGCCGTAATCCGATTCCTTCCTGCTCCTGATGGAGAAGATCTTCCTTGGGTGAAGATGTACTCTCATGGATTCCAAGGTCCTGGTGGTTGGTACATTGAGAACTCTCTGACTACTCTTGGTCAGAAAGATCCTGTATCTGAATATAATCGCACTCTTTGGAACAGTGGCAGTGATAAAAACAAAGAGATTGTACGCAAACAAAAGCGTAAACTGTCCTACTATAGCAACATCTATGTTGTAAAGGATCCTGCTAATCCTCAGAATGAAGGACAAGTTTTCCTGTTCAAGTTTGGTAAGAAGATCTTCGACAAGGTTATGGCAGCAATGCAACCTGAGTTTGAAGATGAAACACCTATCAACCCCTTTGATTTTTGGCAGGGTGCAAACTTCAAATTGAAGATTCGTAAGGTTGATGGTTATTGGAATTACGATAAGTCTGAGTTTGATTCTCCCAGCGTCCTTTTGGACGATGATGATGCTCTTGAAGCACTGTGGAAGAAGCAGTATTCACTTACTGCCATGACTGCAGCGGATCAGTTCAAGTCTTATGAACAACTTCAGACTCGTCTGGACTATGTTCTTGGTCGAAAAGGCACTCCTCGTCTTCAGGATGAAGAAGTGCAAGATGAAGATAACATGCGCGGTAACTTCAGTCCCAGTTTTGGTAATCGCCAACAGGAGTCTGAACTTCCTGCAGATCTGAAGAAAGAACTTGATAATCTTCCTTCAGATGGTGGATTCAATTCTCCTGATATTATGGCAAAGAGTTCTTCTGATTCTACTGATGAAGAAGATGACGCTCTTAGTTACTTCCAAAAACTCGCTGAGAGTTGAGGTAGATTAATCATACAATCTAGGGTTATCACCCTTTTTAAGGTTCTCAGACACATATTGTCGGGAACCTTTTTTGTATGGCATGATTTCATCTAGGTCATTGTACAGTAAATTCAAATACTCTGGTTTTAACAGATATATCGATCTCTTCTCTGCTTCTAATCTATCTTCATATTGATAATTTGTAATTGCTGTTGCTGCAATTGCACCAGGTATTTCTATCAGGTCATCTGCAATATCGTCATAATATATTGTTCCATAAGTTAGTCTCTTTCTCCAATTAAATCCGTCATACTTCCATTCTTGACCATTTCTTTCAAAAACTTCATTTTTTGTTGGAATATAGAGTGGTCCTGGTTTACTGAAGAATACCTGTGGGGCGGAATTGTACCCTCTTCCTGGATCAAGTATCTTTAATTCTTTAATTACTCCTCCCTCTGGTTTTACCAGTGCTTTTGCTGTGATTGCAGATAGTGGATCTTGTATTGTTATGGTTGGGGCAGATCTGTAATTGTATCCGCGATCCTGCATAACAATTCCAACAACAGATCCATTCGTGACTAAAGTGTAACCTTTTGCTGTTCTATGAGGAATTGGTGGTTGTATTTGTATGGTTGGTGCTGGTGTGGAAGTGTATCCAGATCCAGGTTTTGTTACGGTTACATTTACGATAGTCTCCGCTCTAGTTCCAACACCAACATTGCATGTCGCTGTTGCTGTTACATCAGTATCATATGTGTATATTTTTCTGTTAATTGAACCACCAATGAAGAACAAAGTCTCTGTTGGATTTGTAAACACGTCTAGTGGAGTGGAATCTCCACTAGCACTTTGTACGTTTAATACTCCAAGTAAAGTTAGACCAGAGATATCCCAATTATTTGTCAGTACTATAACAAACGTTGAATTGTTATCTGTTCCAGATACGTATAGTTTTGAACCATCATCCTTGAAGGAGAATCCGCGAATAGATGATTCATTTGGTTGGCAAATAATTGATACATTTGCTGTCTGAACTGGAAGTGGGAACATAGTTGCGATGTCCCAATTCGTTGCCAAATTATATTTTTTAATTGTATCAGGATCTTGGTTATCAAGAATGAATATATGCTCTCCAGTATCTTGTATTCTTATACCCGACATTGAAGGCATTGATATACTAGTATCAAGAGATGCTGTACTAATATCCCATGCAGTAGACAAGTCATACTGTGCTATTTTATTGCCAGAGTTTGTAAGACCACTTACATACATTCTTGTTCCGTCTGGTTTGAATTCTACACCAGTACAGTATTCAAAGGTTAATCCATCGAAGTTTAAAGTTCTTGATCTCACCAAAGAACCAGTTGACATGTCATGTGATGTGGTTAATTCATATTGTTGAATTACACCATTTGTATATGCGTTTGCACCATGAGCACTGAATAATCTTTTTCCAAGAGCATCTAAAAACCAACCTTCAAAACCAGTTTCTACAGTAAATGGACTAGCAGATAAAAATATTGCACTTTCAATAATGTTTGGTGGAGGTGGGAAGGTTATTATAGGTGTAAATGTGTATCCATCCCCAGCAGATGTGATACCAACACTTTGAATTGATCCTCCAACACCAATAACTGGTTCTAAAACTGCAGTGACAGTTGGTGGTGGATCACTGAATGTTGCTATTGGTTGATAATTATATCCACTACCACTATCAACAATTGTTATTGCACCAACTTCTCGGTCATCTGGTGCCACATTTAATTGGCATGTTGCAGTAGCTGTTACTGGTTGTGGTGGTGCTTCTATAGATGCTTCAGCAAAACTTGTGTAACCAGACCCAACATTCGTTAAGGTTAATTTTGTTACTGCTCCAGTGTTTGCGTCGTATTCTGTGGTTGCTGCTGCAAAATCCCCTGGTATTTCTGATGGTAAGACGACATTTGGATCTAGTTCGATCTCATACTCTGGTGCCTTAAAAAATCCTTCGTTAACTTCTACACCAGTCTCTACTATGGTTTGACCATCTCGTGTA